ATATAGCTAACCAAGAACCTCAATTACCTTTTTTTGCTGCAGCAGCTAGTGGAGGAACAGATCCTTTTTACGGTAACGTAACTGTAGCAACTGTAGCAGGAACTCGATGGTATACACTTAAATCAGAAAGCTCTAGTATAACTACAGATTACTCTTCTATAGATTGGGATGATTTTTATATTACAACAATTAGTGTATCAGGTGAATCAGCTCCATATGTTTCAAGAGGTTTAAAGTTTATATCTTTAGCAGATTGGAAAAGATACAGAAGAGATTCGGAGAACGCAGATGATGCGGATACTCAGAACTATGGAGAACCTCGTTATGTTATACGAAGCCCAGATCATCGTAAGTTTGGACTTAGCCCTATACCAGATAAAGTATATAACGTACACTTTTATGCTTTTGCTAAACCAACTGCTCTTTCAGCACACGGTGATGCTATTGTTCTTCCTGATCAGTATGCGCCTGTTATATTAGCTAGAACACGTTATTATGTTCATCAGTTTAAAGAAAACTTACAACAAGCAGCTTTTGCATTAGATGATTATAAAAAAGGTATGAAATACATGAAATCTAATTTAATTAATCCACAACCAAGAAGTATGACAGATGATAGGATTTATTTCTAATGGCAGCTTCGCAACCCTTTTCAGTTGCGTTGCAAGGTGGTTTAGATAAGTCTAGTAATTCATTAGAGCTTTTACAGAAACCAGGAAACGCAACAAGGCTAGTAAACTTTGAAGTATCTGCTAAAGGTGGATACAGACGTATAAATGGTTATACGCAGTTAGGAGATGGAACAAGACCTAATAGCTCTAATGAAATATTAGGTATGCATGTTTACGCTGATGGAGTTATTGCAACATCAGGTACAAACATTTACTTTAGTCAAGATGGTAATAGTTGGCTACAAATAAACAAAGATAGTGTAGCAGGTGGTGGAGATAACTACAGTACTTTTACAGGTCGTAGTACACTAGCTAGAACTTCACAAAGTAAAACACACTTTGCTACTTTTGAAGGTAATACAGATTATGGTGAAGTAGTTATTACTGATGAAGGCTCTGGAGTAAAACCTTTCTATTTTAAAATGACAGGTACTGGAGATGAACTAAGCAGTAGAACTTACTTTGCAAAAGAAATAACAGTAAGTGGTACACATTATCCTAAGTTTTGTGTAATCCACGATAAACATTTAGTAGTTGCAGGTGCAGCTACAGCTAAGAATACAATCTTTTATAGTGGTACAAGTGATATAGATGATTTTACAAGTTCTGGATCAGGTAGTATTGTATTAGATGATCAAGTAGTAGGACTTAAATCTTTCCGTGATGAACTGTTTATATTCTGTAAGAACTCTATATACAAACTACAGAACATAAATAACGCAAGTACGATAGCTATTGTACCAGTTACTAAGAACGTAGGGTGTGTAGACGGTAAGACTATCCAGGAATTTGCAGGTGATTTGATCTTTCTAGCTCCTGACGGATTTAGAACGATTGCAGGTACAGCAAGAATTGGTGATGTTGAGTTAGGGACTATCAGTAAACCTATACAACCTATTGTAAATAAAATACTTGATAGTGCGTTTACATTTGAATTTAGTAGTGTAGTGCTTAGAGATAAGTCTCAATATAGAATGTACTACAGCTCATCAACACAATCGACAGCTAACTCTAAAGGTATTATAGGTACGCTTACAGCTAGAGGTTTTGAATGGTCTGAAACTTTAGGTATACAAGCTCCTGCAGTAGCTTCTGGATTTAATGCTGCAGGTAGAGAGAAGATGTATCATGGAGATAGAGGTGGTTATATTTATAATCACGATACAGGAAATAGTTTTAATCCTGTAGGTTCTGAAACAAATATAAGTGCAGAATACCAGTCACCAGATTTTGATTACGGAGACTTTGGAACTTTAAAGACTTTAGATCACATTAAAGTATCTATAAATCCAGAAGGAGAAGTAGAACCTACTCTTAGAGTAAGGTTTGATTACGATAGTACAGATAGACTACAACCAACAGACGTAGGTATTATTGCAGCAACACCTTCTATATTTGGAGATACAGGTGCAGTTTTTGCTACGAGTACTTTTGGTGCGCCAGAAAATCCATTAGTAAGAGCTACACTAACAGGAAGTGGACACAGTAACTTTTTTAAAATATTTAGTAACGATATTAAAGCTCCGTACACAATACACGGACTATATATAAACTATAGACCATCGGGAAGACAATAACAATAAGGTAGAATTTAACTATGGCTCAAGCATATACCAGACAAAGTTCGATAGCAGATGGGGATACTATAACTGCTGCACTTTTTAACAACGAATACAATCAACTTTTAAACTCTTTTAGTTACTCTTCAAGTAGTGCATCATCTACAGGACACAGACACGATGGTACTGCTGGACAAGGTGGTAACGTACATACTATTGGTGATTTAGACTTTCTTAATAAGATTGTTGTTGATAGTACTAATAATAGATGGGGAGTCTTTGTAGAAGTATCTAGTGCTGCAGTAGAGCAAATAAGAATATCCGATGGTGTTCTTTCTCCTGTTACAGACAGCGATGTTGATATTGGTACTAGCTCACTATACTTTAAAAATGCTTACATAGATACTGTAACAACTACAGGCAACGTAGCTGTAGGTGGTAATTTAACTGTTACAGGTACTGCTACAATTGCAGGTAACTTAACATTTGGTGATGCAGCTTCTGATACAGTATCCTTTAGTGCTGATGTAGCTTCAAACCTTTTACCAAGTGCTGATAATAGTTTTGATTTAGGTGCGTCAGGTTCTGAGTGGAAAGATCTTTACATAGACGGAACAGCTAACATAGATAGTCTTGTAGCTGATACAGCAGATATTAATGGCGGTACTATTGACGGAGCTACGATAGGCGCAAGTTCTGCTACTACTATTGTAGGTACAACTATTACAGCTAATACAGCTTTTGTACCTGATGCTTCTGATGGAGCTGCTTTAGGTACGACTTCTTTAGAATTTAGTGATCTTTATTTAGCAGATGGAGCAGTTGCATACTTTGGAGATGATCAAGATGTAACACTTACTCACGTTGCTGATACAGGATTACTTCTTAATAGCACAATGGCTTTACAGTTTAATGATGCTTCACAGTACATTAACGCTCCAAGTGCTACAGTATTAGATATTAATGCTACAGATGAAATAGAACTTAATGCTACTTTGGTGGATATAAACGCTAATGTAGACATATCAGGTACGTTGACAGTAGCTGGCGCATTAGACTTTGGAGATGCTGCATTAGCTAACGTAGGTGATATTCAACTTGATAGTATTTCAGGCGATACAGATACTAATACTTCAATTACATTTAGTGGATCGGATATTATTACAGTAACTACAGGTGGTGAAACTCAGGTTACATTTAACAACGGATCTATACTTCCTACAACAGATAACGATGTTGATTTAGGTTCAAGTTCATACGAATTTAAAGATGGTTACTTTGATGGTACAGTCTATGCAGATGCTATAAACTTTAATGGTACTGCAATCTCTGCTACAGCAGCAGAGCTAAACATTATGGATGGTGTTACAGCTACAGCAGCAGAATTAAACTACAGCGACACAGGATCTGCAGTAGGTACTGTAGTAGCAAGTAAAGTAGTTACTGTAGATGCTAACAAAGATGTTGCAAGTTTTCGTAACATTACTCTTACAGGAGAACTTGATGCAGGTTCGTTAGATGTTTCAGGCGATGCAGATATTGATGGTACTCTTGAGACAGACGCATTATCTATAAATGGTACAGCAGTTACAAGTACTGCAGCAGAACTAAACATCCTTGACGGAGTTACTGCAAGTGCTACAGACATTAACCTTATAGATGGTATTACAAATGGTACAGTTATTGCAAGTAAAGCAATTATTACAGATTCTAACAAAGATATAACTGGTGGTAGAAACATAACAATTTCTGGAGAACTTGATGCTGCTACATTAGATATTAGTGGTGACGCAGATATAGACGGTACTTTAGAAGCTGATGCAATTACTATTGGTGGTGTAACTTTAGCAGAAACAATTAGTGATACTGTAGGTGCTATGGTAACAAGTAATACTGAATCAGGTATTACAGTAGCTTATCAAGACGCAGACAATACTTTAGACTTTACAATCGGTACTCTTAACCAAGACACAACTGGTACAGCAGCGGTAGCTACAACTGTTACTATTACAGATAACGAAAGCACAAACGAAAATAATGCTATTGTCTTTACAGCAGGTGGAGACTTAGACGGTGGTAACTTAGGTTTAGAATCAGATGGTGATTTAAAATATAATCCAAGTACAGGAACTCTTTCTGCAACTAACATTTCAGTTAGTGGTACATTTAGTACAGTAAACTCTGTTACAATGAACGCTAACAACGCAGTAGTTTTTGAAGGATCTACAGCAGACGCACACGAAACTACACTTTCAAGTATAGATGCTACAGGTGATAGAACAATAAATCTTCCTAATGTATCAGGTACGCTTCCAGTATTAGCGGCTGCATCAGCTACTCAAATTAGTTCAACACCAGAAGAACTTAATATACTCGATGGAGCTACTGTAGTTGTTGGAGAAATAAACGCACTAGACTTAGGTGCTACAGCAGTCGGTACGGCTATTGCTTCTAAAGCAGTTATACTAGACTCTAACAAAGATTACACAGGTATTAGGAACTTAACTATTACAGGTGAGCTAGACGCTGCAACTTTAGATATTTCAGGTGATGTAGACATTGATGGAACACTAGAAACAGACAACCTAACAGTTGGTGGCGCACAAGGCTCTGATGGACAAGTACTAACTTCTACAGGAAGTGGAGTAGCTTGGGAAGATGCAGGAAGTGGTGCAACATTTAAGACTTTTGGTACAGGCTCTATAATGATTGGAGACAATGCTACAGGAACTATTGATGCTGCTGACAACAATACTGGTGTAGGTGTTGATATTTTTGCAGCTTTAACATCTGGTGATGATAACGTAGTAGTCGGTAAATCAGCTATGACTGCTAACACAACAGGTTCAGGAAACGTAGCTGCTGGTAAAGATGCTATGATTGCTAATACAACTGGTAATGAAAATGTTGGTATTGGACTAGATGCTTTAACAGCAAACACGACAGGTGATAACAACATAGGTATTGGTGCTTATGCTTTATTAGCTAATACTACTGCTGGTAACAACATAGGTATTGGATTTGAAGCTTTAAAAACTGTAACAACAGGAACAGCTAATGTTGCGGTAGGCTTTCAAGCATTAAAAACTAATGCTGGTGGTAATAATACAGCACTTGGAAACGAGGCAATGGAAGCTAATACAACAGGAGCTGACAACACAGCAGTTGGTTGTGATGCTTTAGGAGCAAACACAACTGGTGCTGAGAACGTAGCAGTCGGCACAGAAGCCCTAGAAGCGAATACTACTGGTGGTTCAAATACAGCAATAGGTATGAAAGCTATGGAAGCAACTACTACTGGTGGAAATAACACAGCGGTGGGTATCTTTGCTATGGGTGTCAATACTACAGGGCAGTTTAATACTGCGGTGGGTGGAAATTCTTTAGATGCTAATACAACAGGCTCTCAAA